GGTGCTAGTATGGTATCTGAGAATACAGCTTTTGTTGCTGCTTGGACTGCTTACACAAACGCAATATGAAATACTTAGTTATATTACTCTTATTATTATCGTCATGCTCTTTAGAAAAAAGATTGGCAAAGTATTGCCCGTTGTGTGTGCAAAAAGATAGTACAGTAACTATAATACAGCTTAAGGATACTACAATAACAATCCCAGGTGAAACAATAACGCTAATAGATACACTTTATTGTGACTCATTAGGCAATGTTATATCTAAATTAAAAGAGGAACTAAGAGACAAAGATGGTACTTTAGTTAGTGTACAAACTAAGATTAAAGATAATGTGTACTACACAAAAGCTAAGGTACACACAATATATAAAACAATTAAGGGTAATGATGTCTATCATACTAGAGTTGTTACCAAAACTTTAAAGCCAGAGAAAATCAAGTATATCCCATGGTGGGTTAATTTCTTTGCTGTGTTAGGTGGAATACTATTTATAATACTCCTTATATACTTTGGTTACAAGTTGATTAAACTTTATTTATTATGAAAACACAGTTATCTTTATTAATACTATCTATACAACAAGAAATTTTGACACTTATATCTATATGCCTTGCATTCTTTTTACCTATCTCTGGCATCTTATTAATGATCGGAGTACTTATTGTTATAGATACTGTTGCAGGAATATGGAAGGCCAAGAAGATAGGAGAGAAGATTACGTCTAGAAGACTATCTGCTATTATAAGTAAGTTGGCACTATATGAGATAACAGTAATAATGTTTTTCTTGATTGATAGATTCATCCTCAATGATATCCTGCTCACTTTTTTCAGTGTACCATTTATGTTGACTAAGGTAGTGGCACTAGTACTAGCTAGCATCGAAGTAATGTCGATCAATGAATCTTGGAAGCAAGTCCACCAACTGGACCTGTGGCAGAGTTCTAAATTGCTATTTGCTAGAGCAAAAGAAGTTAAAGATGATATAGATAAAATAAAAGAATGATATACTCAAGAGAAAAAATAGAGGAAGTTGTAAAAACTAAAGGCTATACTTGGTTTAGTGGTCCTAAAAATTATGATGTTAATATAGTAGGAGTAAGGAACTCTGATACAGGTCAAAAGGTTACAAATCTATTTGATGACAAGATGACTTTATCTTACAAATTAGATGGAGTATGGCATTATCATGAATGGGATAACACAACTGAGCCAGGCAAAAAAGGTGTGATGCAATATCACAACGCAAATGGTGTTGCTAGATTAGTTACAGGCCAATATAGAGGAGCTTATGCTATATCTAAGCACCAAGGAAAGTATGATGCACTATGCCAAAGACTAGGCAATGTAACTGTATGGAGAGATAAAAATAAAGACATGGCTTTTGATGAGGTAACGACTGATACGGGGATGTTTGGTATAAACATACACAAGGCAGGCACTGTTTCAAACTTTGTAGAAAACTGGTCAGAAGGATGTCAGGTATTTAAAAGAACTAAGGACTTTAATGAGTTTATGGCTATAATTAATAAAGCAAAAGACTTTCATGGTAATCATTTTACATATACATTGATTGAGTCAAAAGACATTTAAAAAAAAATATGTAAATTTGTAATAATGAAAAAGCAATTAGAGTCCAGCAAAAGAATAGTGCGATTTGTTAGTCGACCTGGCGTTCATGCTAAGAGCAAGACATCAAAGTTAAAGACATCAAGGAATTATAAAAAAAAATATAAAGGACAAGGAAAATGAAAATAAATAGCTATAACAATTCAACGCCAACAACAAGTACTACATTAATTGGATCAGACAGTACGGGAGAGACATTTAATTTTACTGTTCAATCAGTCTTTGATTTAATATACAGTGGTGTATTAAATGTTAATGCTTCTGTTGTTGCAGGAAATGCACTAACATCTGCTGCAATTACTAGCACAAATACATACTTTACTGGTACGACTGGAGCTAGTTTTGCAATAGCTTTTCCAGCTGCAAATTCTAACTTAAATGGTATAAAGTACACAATAATGTCTACGGTAGAAAGACTTGTAACAACATTTACATCTACTGGTGCTACATTTGTTGGTGCACCTACTTCATTGAGTCCATCAGGTGTTGCTACTCCAATATGTTTTCAGTACAATCATTCTGACCTTAAGTGGTATAGATCATTATAATTAGTATATTTGCATAATAAATTTAATAAAATGAAAAAAATAAAAAAAGAGGAGCTCTCCAAGTTAGTTGAGCTTAACACAAATTTTAGGGAATTAAAGTTCCAGTTGGCAGACATTGAGGTTACCTTCAATAGACTTAAAAGCCAAAAAATCGCTACACTTTCAAATCTTGAAACAGCAGCCTTTGATTTATCGTCTTATCAGGATGAGATAATTAAGGAGTATGGAGACATTAAAGTAAATCTACAGACAGGTGAATATAATTAGAAAAGTGTCTATTGGCCCCGACTACATGAAGTGCATGCACTATATGTTAGGGCAAGAAGTTCTTGATAGAACTTGGGTAATAGATTCCATACTAAAGGATGACTCTGGATCAATATCTATATGGATAATTAAATCTGGAGAAATAATTAAATGGAAAACTTTTTCTAATAACGTTCCAACATCAATAGAGTTTAAAATAGATTTTTAATGAAGTCACCATACTGTTTTATCATCAAGCCAGTTGATGGAAAGCGGTACGATAATATAAGAACTTACGGAGGTAAGCCATTTATCATAAGCTCATCACAGGAGGACCACAAATCTACAAACAGATTTGCTGAGGTAATATGCACACCAATGTACTACACTGGACCAATAATGCCAGGAGACATAGTGGTTGTTCATCACAACACATTTAAGTTTTACTACGACATGAAGGGTAGACAAAAGAGTAGTTGGAACTACTTGTTTGATGACTTCTTTATTGTTCAGGACGATCAATTGTATCTGTATAAGTCAGGTGAATCTGAATGGATGGCACCGTCACCATTTTGTTTTGTAAAGCCAATACCATCAGAAGACAAGGTGTTCTCATCTTTGGGCAGTCTTGAGGAATTATGGGGTGAGTTAATATTTACCAATAATGAATTAGATGGTGTATCTGTTGGCGATGTAGTTTCATTTACTCCAGACAGTGAGTATGAGTTTAAGATAAACGGTGATTTAGTTTACAGAATGTACAACAGGAACATATGTCTAAAAAAATAGAAATACTTGAGGCTGGTAAGAAGGCTATTGACGAGCTTATTAAGGTTCTGATGGAGCCAATTATTACTCATGCTGAGGATGACCTTACAGCTGATAAATTAAAAAATGCAGCGTCTGCTAAAAAATTAGCCTTTGACGATGCACTATCTATGCTACATAAGATTGAGGAGGAGGAGAACAAAGATAAAAATGTAGACATCCTTAAGATTGATCATGGAAGGCAAGGATTTGCCGAAGGAAGAGCTAAGAATGGAAAATAACTTATACAGGGTTGTTTTAGATCAAGTTCCTAAGAGTGTTGTAACTACAAGGAACAAAAAAAAAGCATGGGCTTACGGATACAGTAGTGACTATGACTTTGTTGTAATATCTAAGGACGGTACTATAGGTGATATATACGAAATAGGAGGTCTAAAGGTTGCACTTCCAAGCACCCCATCCAAGGTAGACGATTTTAATAATGTTTGGACTCCAAAAGAATATCCTGAAGAATTACAAAAAATAAAAACTATTTTTGATTGGAATAGGAGGGACAATGTTTTTAAGTCACGGTATATAGACTTAGTCGAGGGCGAGTTTGACAAGAGGGAGTATGGATATTGGTTTATGAATAATAATACCCATACCTACATAACAGGTAGTCATTACATGTACTTACAGTGGACAAAGATAGACATTGGTCTTCCTGATTTTCGTGAATCAAACAGGATATTTTATATTTTCTGGGAGGCTTGCAAGGCTGACGCTAGATCTTTTGGTATGTGTTACCTAAAGAATAGACGTTCTGGATTTTCTTTTATGAGTTCATCTGAGTCTTGTAGCACTGGAACAATAGTGCGTGACTCTAGAATTGGAATACTATCTAAGACGGGTTCTGACGCAAAAAAAATGTTTACTGATAAGGTTGTTCCTATAATACGTAACTACCCATTCTTCTTTAAACCTATTCAAGACGGTATGGACAATCCAAAGACCGAGCTTGCGTTTAGGGTTCCAGCTTCAAAGATTACAAGAAGGAACATGGACGATGAAAAGACTGAAGAGATTGATGGTCTTGATACTACAATTGACTGGAAGAACACAGCTGACAATAGTTATGACGGTGAAAAATTACTCTTGCTAGTTCATGATGAATCTGGAAAGTGGGAGAAGCCTGAAAATATATTAAACAATTGGCGTGTAACAAAGACCTGTCTTAGGTTGGGATCAAAGATTGTTGGAAAGTGTATGATGGGTTCAACGTCAAATGCATTGTCTAAGGGTGGTGATAACTTTAAGAAGCTATTTAACGATAGCAATCCTGCATCACGATCTGCCAATGGTCAGACCAAGCAGGGATTGTATTCTTTATTTATACCAATGGAATGGAATATTGAGGGATACATTGATAGGTACGGATGGCCAGTTTTTGAGGATCCAAAAACACCAGTTATTGGAATGGATGGAGAAAAAATAACTAACGGTGTTATTACTTGGTGGACAAACGAGGTTACTGCATTGAAGTCTGATGCGGACGCACTAAATGAATTTTATCGGCAGTTCCCAAGGACTGAGTCTCATGCATTTAGGGATGAGTCAAAGCAGTCATTGTTTAACTTAACAAAGATATACCAGCAGATTGATTATAACGACTCATTAATAAAGGATAGAGTCTTAACTAGGGGTTACTTCCACTGGAAGGACGGTAAGCCAGACACGACTGTTGTTTGGACTCCAGATCAGAAGGGTAGATTTCTTGTGTCATGGATACCAGAACAGAACAAAAGAAACAATGTAATAGACAGGAAGGGATTAAAGTATCCTGGAAATGAAAACATTGGATCGTTTGGGTGTGACCCGTATGACATATCTGGCGTTGTAGGGGGCGGTGGATCAAATGGTGCTCTTCATGGAATGACTAAGTTTCATATGGAAAACGCTCCAACAAATGAATTTTTTTTAGAGTATATAGCACGACCTCAGACAGCGGAGATATTCTTTGAGGATGTTCTTATGGCCTGTGTATTTTATGGTATGCCAATACTAATTGAGAACAATAAGCAACGACTATTGTACCACTTTAAAAATAGAGGATACAGACCATTCTCCATTAATCGTCCAGACAAGCACTATAGCAAGCTCTCTAGGACAGAAATAGAGCTTGGCGGTATACCTAACTCATCTGAGGACGTAAAACAAGCTCATGCGTCAGCTATTGGCTCGTATATTGAAGAGTATGTTGGCATGGATCTTGAAGGCACATACCGTGACCAAGATTCTATGGGATCAATGTATTTTACAAAAACACTTGAGGATTGGGCTAGGTTTGATATAAATAACAGGACAAAGCACGATGCCTCAATTAGTTCTGGTCTTGCAATTATGTCTACAAAAAAGTATATTGTTAAACAAGAGAAAACAAATACAAAAATAAGTATTAAATTTGCAAGATACGATAATACAGGCAACCGAAGCGAAATAGAAAAATAATGGATAAACCATCAGTCTTAATAAAACAAAGATCATTCCCCAACCAGAACGCAACCGATGAAGAAAAAGCAACTATTGAATATGGCTTAAAGGTATCAAAGGCAATTGAGGGGGAGTGGTTTAAAAAAAATACAAATAGTTGTAGGTTTTACAATCAGTGGGGCAATTACCACACACTTAGACTATACGCTAGGGGTGAGCAGCCAATTCAAAAATATAAAAACGAGCTATCAATTAATGGTGACATGTCTCACTTAAATCTTGATTGGACTCCCATACCTATAATTCCAAAGTTTGTTGATATTGTTGTTAACGGAATGTCTGACAGATTATTTACGGTAAAAGCTGAGGCTCAAGATGTTATGTCTGCTGAACATAAGAATATGTTTCAGGACATGATCGAGTCAGACATGATCGCAAAAGACTTCCTTAATCTAACCAAGTCTGAATTTGGAGTTGATGCATTTAATGTTGACCCAAATGAATTACCAGAAAACGATGAGGAATTATCGTTGTACATGCAACTTAAGTATAAGCCTAGTATTGAAATTGCGGAAGAAATAGCAATAGACACTGTACTTAAAATGAATGAATATTCAGAAATAAGAAGTCTTATTGACTACGACATGACTACAATCGGACTTGGCGTAGCAAAGCATTCATTTTTGATTAATGATGGCGTAAACGTTGAGTATGTAGATCCTGCTAACTGGATACATAGCTATACTGAGAAGCCTGATTTTTCTGACTGTTATTATTTTGGAGAGGTAAAGATGGTTCATTATACTGAACTAAGAAAGATTAATCCAAACTTAACAGATGAAGAATTAACTGAGATAAGAAATGCTAGTTCTGCTTGGTATGATTATTTTCCAATAATAAAAACTTATCAGGACGATGCTTTTTTAAATGAAGTAGTAACACTGCTTTATGTTAACTACAAGACAGACATGAAGTTTGTTTGGAAGAAAAAAATATTAGAGAACGGTGGCGAAAAAGTAATAAGAAAAGATTCATCATTTAACCCTCCAGTTGAGGAAGGAATGATGTACGAAAAGATAGAGTCTATTAAGGACGTATGGTACGATGGTATATTAGTCGGTGGATCTAATAAGATGATAAAGTGGGAGATGATGAAAAACATGGTCCGACCAAAGTCAGCTTCACAGAACGCAATGCCTAATTATATTGCATACGCACCTAGAATGTACAAGGGGAATGTTGAGTCTCTTGTTAAGAGAATGATACCATTTGCCGATCAGATACAACTAACACACCTTAAGCTACAACAAGTAATGTCTAGAATTGTTCCAGATGGAGTATTTATTGACGCTGATGGAATAAATGAAGTTGACTTGGGTACAGGGGCAGCATACAATCCAGAAGATGCATTAAAGATGTACTTCCAAACTGGTAGCGTTATAGGAAGAAGCTATACGCAGGATGGTGATTTTAATAATGCTAGAATACCTATTCAAGAGTTAAATACAAATAGCGGTCAGTCTAAAATGGCTGCACTTATTGGTAACTACAATCATAACTTAAGCATGATTCGTGACGTTACTGGAATAAATGAGGCAAGAGATGGGTCAACACCTAATCCAGATGCACTGGTTGGAATACAGAAGATGGCCGCACTAAGCTCTAATACAGCGACAAGGCACATACTAGAGGCTGGTCTATCTATAACAAGAAGATTAGCAACGTGCATATCATTAAGAATTGGAGACATACTTGAGTACTCTGACTTTGTTGAGGAGTTCTCTATGCAGATAGGAAAGTATAACGTTGGAATTCTTGATGAGATAAAGGACTTATATCTACATGACTTTGGTATATTTATAGAGATATCTCCAGATGAAGAGCAAAAACTAAACCTAGAGAAGAATATACAGATTGCACTACAGCAACAAACCATAGACCTAGAAGATGCTATTGATATTAGAATGATCAATAACATGAAACTAGCAAATGAGATGCTTAAGGTTAAGCGTAGAAAAAGAATGGAAGCACAGCAGCAGCAAAAACAACAAGAGATGCAGATGCAAGGTCAGATGAACATGCAGTCACAACAAGCGGCAGCAGAGCAGAAGGCACAGCTATTCCAACTTGAGGCTCAGGCTAAAATGCAGATAAAAGAAGCTGAAGCAAATTACGCTATAATGACAATGCAGGCTGAGGTTGAAGCAAAGAGATCCTTGATGGAGCTAGAATTTAAGTACAACATGCAATTAAAAGGCATTGAGGTAGACGGAATGTTAACAAGAGATAAAGACAAAGAGAAGGCTAAGGACAAGAGAGTTGACCTTCAAGCTACTAGACAGTCTGACTTGATTAACCAAAGAAAAAATAACTTGCCCCCAATGAACTTTGAAAGCAATGAAGATTCTTTGGATGGGTTTGATTTAGAATCATTTAATCCTAGATAATAATGAACGAAAGAACAACAAAAATAACAACAAAAGATCCTATTAACGTGACCCCATCTTTAATGGGTTCATATAGTGAGACTGATAATGATTTTGGTAGTGTCGGATTAGAGGTTGGAAATAGCATGTTTAATGTAAATGCAAACAAGTCTTTTTATAGAGGTGGCATGGGATCGAGTTATGCTGCGTCAATTAATCTACCAATTAATAAAAGTACGCTTAAGATTGGAGGAAACATAGATACTGACAGTACGGGCTCTTTTAATTATGGGGCAAACGTTGGTCTAACTATCCCAATAGGCTCAAAAACAAAGAAGAAAAAAAAATTGTAACTTTGTAAAATATTAAATTAAATAAAATGGAAGGTGAATTTAAAGTAAGAGCTGTTGAGTTTGAAGAAAAGTCAGCAGTTGAGATTGAAGAAAAATTGCTCAAGGAACACGAAGAGAAATTAAACCCTAAAAGTGAACCAGAAGAGCAGATAAATATTGCAGAAGTTCCTGAGGTAGAGTTTGATGAGAATAAAATCATATCTTACTTAGGAAAAAGATACAACAAGGAGATATCATCTCTTGATGATATATGGGAACAGAGACAGGTAAATGAAGAACTACCTGAAGACGTTTCAGCATTCTTGAAGTATAAAAAAGAAACAGGTCGAGGGATAAATGATTTTATGAATCTTAGTAAAGATTATAATTCAATGGACCAAGACTCTTTGCTTTTTGATTTTTATAAAGAACAAAATAAGGAGCTAGACTCTGATGATGTTCGTTGGGAGATTCAAAATAAGTTCTCTTTTGATGAGGACTTTGATGAAGAAAAAGATGTAAAAAGAAAACAAGTAGCAAAGAAAAAAGAGCTTGCCAAAGCTAAAGAGTATTTTAACAACTTAAAAGAACAGTACAAAGTTCCACTTGAGTCAGGTGATTCTTTTGTTCCACAGGAAGAAAAAGATACTTATAAAGCTTACAAGGAATATAGAGAAACCACAACTGCAAGCGAGCAGGACCAGGAGCGTAGATCTAAGTATTTTGCTGATAAAACAAATGAATTATTTTCTGACAAATTTGAAGGTTTCAAGTTTAGTATAGACGAAGACAAGAAGTTAGTTTACAAGCCAGCTGAATCGCAAGAACTATTGAAGGAGCAGTCTACATTAAAGAACTTTATAAACAAGTTTTTAAATGATGATGGCTACCTACAAGACGCTGAGATGTTCCATCGTTCTATAGCTGTTGCCTCTAACCCAGAGAAGTTTGCCAAATTCTTTTATGAAAAAGGTAAATCTGAAGCGGTAGAAGGTGTTGCAAGAGAGTCTAAAAATATAGATATGACTCGTAATGCAACGTCTATAACACCACCTCAAGGGTTTCAGGTAAGATCGGTAGATGCGGATCGTGGAAATAGATTAGTAATTAGAAAAAATAAAACTTAGAAATTATGGCTGGATCAATAGCAGCGAGTCCAGGGGTAGCGATTACTCCTAGCTCAGTAAAGGCAACATTGCCTACAAATTATATTACAAACTTTGACTTCTTGAGTCAGTATCTTCCTGATACATATGAGAAAGAATTTGAGCGTTATGGTAATAGATCAATTGCATCATTCTTACGTATGGTTGGTGCAGAACTTCCTTCTAACTCTGACATGATTAAATGGTCAGAACAAGGTCGTTTACATACAAAATATACAGGAGTAATTCCATCGTCAGCAGCTGGTACAGATACCGCTACTTTTACAATGGCAACAACAAGTCCAGTTACAGTATGTAACTTTAGACTTAATCAAACTGTATTTATTTCATCTCAAAGTGTAGCTGCTAATTCTGCAAGAGGAGTTATTAGTGCAGTTGCAGCTAACGGATCTACATTTGATGTTAAATTTTATAATGCATCTGGTTCACCATTTACAATCACTACTGAGCTTGTAACTGTATTTGTATACGGTTCTGAATTTCAGAAAGGTGTTGCAGGAATGTCAGGAAGCAACGAATCACAAGACTTGTACTTTGACAATAAGCCAATCATCATTAAAGATAAGTATGAAGTTTCTGGTTCTGATATGGCACAAGTTGGATGGGTTGAGGTAACTACTGAAAATGGAGCTGCTGGGTACTTATGGTACATCAAGTCAGAGCACGAGACTCGTCTACGTTTTGATGATTATCTTGAAATGGCTATGGTTGAAGGAGTTCGTGCTGAGGCAGCATCTGATGCATTAGCTTATTTGTCTCCATCTGCTGCATCTGCTCCTGGATCTGCTGCTGGTTCAACGGCTGCTGGTACAATGGGTATGTTCAGTGCTATTGAAACTCGTGGTAATGTATGGTCTGGAGGTAATCCAACTGCATTGTCTGATTTTGATTCAATTGTACAACGTCTTGACAAGCAAGGAGCTATTGCTGAGAATGCATTGTTCTTAAATCGTCAATTCTCATTCGACATCGATGATATGTTAGCTGCTCAAAATGCTTACGGAGCTGGTGGAACTTCTTACGGTTTGTTTGATAATTCTGAGGAGATGGCGTTAAACTTAGGTTTCTCTGGATTCAAGAGAGGATATGAGTTTTACAAGACTGACTGGAAATACTTAAACGATGCTACACTTCGTGGTGGTCTTGTTGCTGGTAACATAAATGGTGTTTTAGTTCCAGCTGGTACAATGAATGTATACGATCAAGTTCTAGGTAAAAATGCAAGACGACCGTTCTTACACGTGCGTTACCGTGCATCTGAAACTGAAGACAGACGTTACAAGACTTGGATGACAGGTTCAGCAGGTGGTGCTGCAACAAGCGATCTAGATGCAATGGAGGTTCACTTCTTGTCTGAAAGAGCTTTGTGTACACTAGGTGCAAACAATTTCTTCTTAT